ATTTTCTGCTCTAGGAAGTTTATTTGGTGGTGGAGACATAACTGGACAAATGGGTTCTTTTGCTGAAGGTGGTGCTGTTAAAGGTGGTATGCCAATAACTGTAGGAGAACGTGGTAGAGAATTATTTATTCCTAATACAGATGGAACTATTATTCCAAATCAAGATTTAGCAACAGGTGCTAATAGTTATAATTTTACTATCGTTGCAACAGATGTACGAGGAGTAAAAGAATTGCTATTAAATAATAGATCAACTATTGTAAATATTATGAACCAAGCTTTAAATGCGAAAGGAAAATCTAGTTTAGTATAATGAGTGGTACATTTCCTTCAACACCAACAACAAGTTCAGTTTCAATAAGTTCACAACAAAATACTATTGTTTCAACAACTGTATCTGGCAGACGACAAGCAAGACAAATTGACGGACAAAGATTTAAACTAACATTATCATTTCCAATTATGACTAGATCAGAATTTGCACCTATTCTAGCTTTCATAATGAAACAAAGATCACAATTAGAATCATTCCAATATACACCAGCTACAATGGCTTCATCTAATGGAGTTGCTTCAGGAGTTATTAGAGTTAATGGTGCTATTAGTGCTGGAGTTACTTCAGTTGCAATAGATGGAATGGCAAATAGTACATCAGGAATATTTAAAGCAGGAGATTTTTTTAGATTTACAGGACAAAACAAAGTTTATATGTGCGTTGCAGATGTATCTTCTAATGGTTCTGGTCAAGGTACATTAACATTTGAACCACCATTAAGAACTGGTGTTGCAGATAACGCAATACTTATTTATTCTAGTGTAGATTTTACTGTTGGTCTTACAAATGATGTTCAAGAATTTAGAGTAGGCACAGAAAACTATTTTCAATACGAAGTTGATCTTATAGAGGTATTGTAATGCCTAGATCACTCAATGCTTCTTTAATAACAGAATTAGCAACTAATAAACTTAATCCAGTAGAACTTGTTTATCTAGGAGTAAGTTCAGGAAGTTATTATACAGATCACTATAAGAATATTACATTTGATGGAAACACTTACAACACTTCATCTTTATTTTTAGGTAGTTCAGAATCAGCAGAATCTTCTGAAGTATCAGTAAGTAACTTAGTAGTAAAATTTGGTGGTGCAGATCAAACTATTATCTCATTATTTTTAAACAATGATTATATGGATAAGAGAGCATGGGTATATAGAGGTTTCTTAGATGAGAACCAAGCACTAGTTAATTATCCATTTCTTTTATTTGATGGAAGAATTGAAAACCTAAGTATTGAAGAAGATGATACAAATTCAGTAGTAAGTATTTCTATTGCTTCGCATTGGGCAGATTTTGATAAAGTTAAAGGAAGAAAAACTAATACAAACTCTCAAGCATTACATTTTCCAACTGACGTTGGATTTGACTATGCTTCACAAACAGCAAAGGATATTAAATGGGGCAAGGCATAACTGATTTATATAAAATTATACATCTTTATAGGCAGTTCCCAAGATACGATAAAATGAAATACCAAGATTTAGTAAATGCAATATTGCCATCTTTTAATTTAGAACAATATCAAATTCATCAGGTTAATGGTGAAGTTGTAGGTTTTACTAACTGGGCATTTTTATCAGATGAAGTAGAAAAAAGATTTATGACAACTGGCAAACTAAAAGCTAACGAATGGAAATCAGGAAACAATATTTGGCATATTGAAACAGTTGCTAAAAGTAATCTAAGAGAGATTATGTCTTGGACTAAACAATACTTTAGAAATTTATTAGAAGTAGATCAACCTTTAAAATGGTTAAGGATAGCTGATGACTCAACTATCTACAGACGATCTATGAAATTCAAAAGGGAGTTTCATATCTAATGGGTTTTGATCCAATCACATCAGCGATAGTTCAATTAGTTGTAACAACAGCTATATCTTGGGTAGTATCTCCTAAACCAAAAAAACCTAATATTCCTGAGCAACAACAAGCACAAGGTATCTTAGTTAATAAAGCATCTAACAATACTGCTATTCCAGTTATCTACGGAAAAAGACAAATAGGTATTTCAAGAGTATTTGTAGAATCATCAGGAACAGATAACCAATATCTTTATATGGCAGGAGTGCTTTGTGAAGGTGGTGGTAACGGAATTGAATCAATAGAAGAAATTTATATTAATGATAAACTAGTAACTTGGTCAGGTTCATTAACAGATGGTACAGTTAGAACAGTAAATAGTTCAGATACAAATTTTTATAAAGATGGTGCTAGTTTAATATCAGTTCAGTCTTTTTATGGATTAGACAATCAATCAGTTTCTTCTTTACTTGATGCGAGTACAAATTGGGGTAGCAATCATAAATTATCTGGTGTTGCTTATCTTGCTTTTAAATTTACTTGGAATTACTTGGAATCAAGATGCTTTTAGTTCTTTGCCTGAAGTTAAAGTAGTTCTTAAAGGTAAAAAAATTTATGACCCAAGACTAGATTCTACAAAAGGTGGTTCTGGTTCTCATAGAGAAGATACTGCTTCTACTTGGACTTATTCATCAAATTCAGCTTTATGTCTTTTAGATTATTTAAGAAATAGTAGATATGGAAAAGGTTTACCAAATTCTGCATTTGAAACAAATTACGATTCATTTAAAACTTCAGCAACATTATGCGATACACAAGTAACTCCTTATACAAGTGGAAGTAATATTAACTTATTTGAAACAAATATAGTTTTAGATACTGAGCAAAAACTTATAGACAATGTAAGAGAACTTCTAAATCCAATGAGAGCAATATTTACATATACGCAAGGTAAGTATTATTTAATTATTGAGAATACTGGAACTTCATCATTAAGTTTAAATGCTGATAATATAATTGGTGGTATTAAAATATTTGGTGAGAAAAAGAATACTAAATATAACCGAGTTATAGGTACATTTGTTAATCCTGATAAAGAGTGGCAAGAAGATACAGTATCATTCCCACCTGCTGATGATTCTGGTTTACCTGTTGGAGATAGATATGCAACTTTATTAGCAGAAGATAATGGAACTAATTTAGAAGGTAATTTTAGTTTTCAAGGAATTACAAATCCATATCAAGCTGAAGAACTTTGCGAGATTGTATTAAGAAGATCAAGAAATGCTTTAGCTGTAGAAGTTAATTGTACTTCAGAAGCACTTAATTTAACTATTGGAGACTTAGTTGATCTTACTTACACAACTGGTGGATTTAGTTCTAAATTATTTAGAGTTTATGGATTAAGCATAAATACAGA